GATGATTGCCGCGATGCCGATCCAAAGAAGGTATTCGACTTTCTTATACTGGTACTCGCAGAAGTTGCGTAGCGTTGAATTGTTGTTATCCTTTACGATGGAGCACTGGATGAAGCGCGTTGAATTGTTGCTCATTTTATTTCTCCTGGTTATTAAAAAGTAGCTCAGCCGAGGCGAGGTTAAATATATAAAAAGAAATCGTAAGATTTAGTTTTCCTCGAAAGATCAACGGCGAGCGTGGTTTATAATAAGCTTTCAAAATATTTATAACAAGTCTTTTAGTGTAGAAATACAATAATTAGTTTTTTAATGACTTTCTTTTATTTTAGGCTTTGATTTACTAATGACTTGAGTTATGATATAGGACGACATAAACCAAGGAGTCGAAATTGAAAGAGCGTAAGAAGATTAAAAAAACACCTATTAAATTCACTAGTGTAATGGTGAAGCAAAAAACAAAATCAAAGCTTATCTGTCTTCAAGATGAATTAGAGTTAGATAGCCAAGATCAAGTAATTAACTATTTATTAAACAAGTAAAAAACTGGAGATAGCATGAAAATAATTATAAACGAACGATTCAAAGTAGAATGCAAAGACGGATCAAACTACAACCTAATAGAGACGTCAATGACTCAGCCTAAAGGTGGCAAAGAAGGAAAGCTGACCGATAAGGTGCTAGGACATTTCGGCAGCACGTTTGGAGCTCTAAAAGCTTATGTTGATCGCAGGCTCGATGATTGCGGGAAAGTTGAGGAAGTTAAGAATCACATTGATTCAGTTGTTGAAGAACTGAAATTAATTTTAAGCAAGTAAAAAAAAACAGGAGATAAGAGAAGATGGAAAACTTAGTAAAGGCAATAAATAAAGCCGCTTTAGAATTACCGCTAATCGGTAAAAATGCAGATGTGGGTTTTGGTCGCAACACCTACAAAGGAACAACTTGGATGGACGTTGCAGGCGCATTTAATCCGATCCTACACAAGAATGGGCTCGCCATGATTCCGATTGACTACGATGTAAAAACTACCATGACTGATTATGTAAATCAAAGCGGAAAGCCTGCTCTGCGTGTTTTTGTTGAAGTCAAAGGCAAGTATAAACTAATGCACTCAAGCGGTGAATTCATCGAGGTTGTAGGCTTAGGTCATGCGGTAGATAATCAAGACAAAGGAGCGGGTAAGGCTTGTACTTACTCGATTAAAAACGCGCTTCTTTATGCGTTCACAGTCGCCGCAGGAATGGAAGACACTGAAGCAACTCATAGCGATGACTACGACCATGCACCGCAGAAAGTCACCCAAGCACAAGCACAAGAGCTCTTAGCGATATGCCAAACAAAGCCCTCACAAGCGGTTCAAGCCTGCCTAAATCACTTCGGCGCAAAGTCAACCGCTGAAGTGACCGCGGTTAATTACCAAGTCGTTAAAGATAGCTTGATAGGGCTTCAATAATGGAACAGTTCAAAATACGTTGCTCTGCCATGTCTGAAATCATGGGAGCTCTCAAAGGTGGCTTGACTGAAACCCAGGCGAAGAACCTCGCAACGCTTGAAGCTAAAGAGAAGCGCACTGCTAAACAGGACGAGACTTGGCGCGATCTTCTTATTAAGCGCGATATGCCGAAAGAGTTGCCCAAGACTTGCGTTACTTACCTTGAGAAATGGGTGAAGGAAAAACATTTCAACTGGCGTAAAGATATTGGACATATCGCCGCGGTAAAGAAAGGAAACATCTGCGAAGATGAAGCGATCTCGATGTTAATTGAAAATTATGGCTTGAGCTATAACGAGAAGAATGAAAAATTCTTTGAGAACGACTATATTTGTGGAACTCCCGACTTAATTTATCCCGACCGCGTTTATGATACAAAGTGCTCTGAGTCGCCCGACACGTTCCCAATGTTTGAAGACTCGCCAATGAAGAGCTATAATTTTAATTACTGGTGCCAGGGGCAGGCATATATGGCGCTTACTGGAATACATTATTATTCTGTAGTCTATGCCATGTGCAACACACCGGAAGAGCTTCTATCTAAGCAGATTTATAACGACTGTTTCACCCTCTCGCAAGAAGATAGAGAAGTCAAAGAGCTTGAGATAAGGATTAACCATAACTTCGATCATGTGCCTTTGCAGGATCGTTTAAAGCGGTTCGACTTCGCTTTTGAGCCAAAGTATATGGAGCACGTTTACGAACGCGTAAGGCTTTGCAGAAAATATATTGAATCAAACCTAATACCAAAACTAACAACGGAGAAGTAAAAAATGAAAGAATTAAAAGAAATCAACGCAATATCTAAAGGCATTGCATCAGATCACACTAAATTAAATGAACTCGAAAAAATCATGCTCGTTCTTTATCTTGGTGTTGAAATGGGAATGGAACTTGAAGGCGAATTAAACATAATGAAAGGTCAGTATCTACTGGCCTTAGAAGAAGAAAAGGAGAATAAGTAATATGTCACAAGAAAAAATCTATGTAGGCGGAGCAAAGGAAAAAACTGGTAACTTCGGCGTTTTCCATAGCATCAGCTTTTCAGCCCAAGACGTAGCAACCCTTCAAGCGAATCTAAACGCTAAAGGATATGTAAATCTCAACATGAATCAGAGACAAAGCCCAAGCCAGTACGGGCAAACGCATAGCCTTGTGATCGACACTTGGCAGCCAACTCCTCAAGGTCAAGCCACACAACAACCGCAACAGTTCCAACAAGCGCCACAACAGTTCCAACAGGGCGCGCCGATTCCTCAAGAGTTTCAGCAGGTAGCCCAACAACCGCAACAGTTCCAACAACCCTATCAGCAGAACTAACCCTCAACCAAAGAGCCCCCGCACAATAGCTGAGTCAAGTGACTCGCGGCGGGTTTCTTTTAGCTAATTTTAAATAATAATGGAGATATAAAACGATGAGTAAAGAAACCGAAATGGAATATGTAAAATCAAAAATAGATAAAGAAGGTATGTGGTATTGCTTTGATGGATACTCAGATTTTAGAGATATTGAAGATAGCCGATTCCATGAACTTAGAATAGCTTTCTGTGAAGCGGGCGAAGCATTAACTGATTATGTAGAAGAGGATAGGGCAAAAAAAGCACTCAGTTTTAAGTGAGTGCTTCCAAAACGACTTATTAGGAGATAAGAAGAGGCTGAATAGCCAGTGTGTTTTGTTTACTTTAATACGTGACTAGTCTTTAGTCAAATAACCTCTGAAGAAACGTTTTAAACCGCCCTAATTCGGGATTGAGTTTGAAGCGTTTTTTTGATTTCCGCATAATTTTATAAAACTCGTTTGAAGTTAAGCCTATATCAAACTCTTCGCCGTTGGGAAACTCAACGGAAAAACAAATGTATTTATCTGCCTCATTCCATCTAGGGAGATGATTCTTTATTAACTGCGGTTTTCCGTGACTCATATTATTTACCTTTCTTTTTAGCGTCCCAAATCATCCATAACTGTGCAACCTGGTAAAGTCCTAAACCTACCGCTGAAACTATTGCTATTTCCTTGCCGTAGTATCCGCTTGCGAAACCTACTGAGCCAAGAAACAACCCTGCCGTAGAATGGTTATGACCTGGCGCATAGATACCAATAAGAATAATTGCCAAGCCTAAGCCAAAGCAAATCTTAGGCGCGTGGGACTCGATCCAGTTAGGTTTATTTTCAAGCTTGTTCAATCGCTCATTAATAGCCTTAAAATCGTCCTTAACAGAATCTTTTAAGACTATTATCTTATCTGCTCTTGGCTTCGCTGCGGGGAACTCTTCGCCTATTGCCTTAGCCTCAAATCCGATTCCCGCTAGTTTATCGCCTGTGCCTTTGTCATCGGGCGCGGTGCTAGTTGATCCACACCCGACAAGTAAGGATATTAAAAGAAGGAGTTTCATGCTTCGCACTCGATGTGAGCTGATCCTGTGAATGCAATATCAGTAGGCGTTATAGTGTTAATGCCTGTCTGATCTGTGAACTCTTGACCTATGAATCCTGCATGGTTGTACTGTGGAGAAGCCAGTATGCAGTCGTCTTTCATGTCTTGGGTATACAGTTCGTAGCATTTAGATACTAGACCATTGAGTAGAAGTTTTTCATCTGTAGTTAATATTCTGTCAAATATTTCAACTTTGAACAAATCCCCGTTGAAGGGGATGGGTTCAGAGCTAGCCGTGCCCGTTGCCCCTACAAGCAGTCTAGAGCCACTAACCGACCCCGTAGAACTTGGAATGCCCGTTGTGGCGTTCAATTTCTGTACTCTATTTATTTCCATATTAATAAAAGTGCTAGCTGAATATTCCATCAGTATATGATAATCAGTGTCAATTTCAATAGATCCTGCGGTAGTATACTTATCCCCGCTACCTGTCACCTGTGCCCTCATTGAGCCATCTGTATTTACATATATGTTAACGACTGAACCTGTCCCAACCAACGCCTCTGATACCACCGCTACTTGTGACAAGGTGGATAGGTTGAATCTAGCCGAGATGGTTAGTGCTGTTCTATTGGATAATAGTGTACCATTTGTAACTTCTGCGTGAGATGTTGAACCATTAAAGTTCGCCACGTTAGCGGGAAAGATTTCAGTTCCCCCGCCCCATAAAGACGCATTATATTTATTAAATCCTAATCCTGTTCCAAATCTGCTCATTTTATGTCCTTTTTATTTATTTGTTATCTAGGATTCACTATAAAATATGAACCAATCTCAGCAGTTACGTTTGTTGTGTCTGTTTCGTTTGCGACTTCCCAGAAGATATAATCATCTTGATCTAAATTAATATTTTTAACTATATTAAAAAATGCGACATCCCGAGAACCAACAAGCGCGTTTATTTGTCTTCGTTGAGTAAAAATATCTACATTTGAAGCGGCGGATGAATCATACTTTACGAGTTTTAAATCTATTACGTCGTTTTGACCGCCGTCAATTATGAAGTCAGCTATAACAGTAAACTCTCTTGGATTGCTCCCCAAGTGCCTCAATTGACCTTCTGCGGGTGAATCAAAGTGAGTCAATGATGATTCTGTATAAGTTCCATTCAAAGACTCAAAAACCCCTTGAGTATTAATAGCTGTCAATATCTCAGTTGTTAGCGTAGCCTCACCACCTACAAATGTGTTCTTCATTCCGTTATTATCAGCCCAAGCGCAAGATAAATCAGATTCTGATATATTCGGCGTATAATTTGAATCGTCCGCATCAAAAGCGCCGTCTCTCGTCACTATGCAACCTTGCAATTGTAATGTGCTTGGGTTGGGAAAATTAACAGGCGCGAAATCCAATAACGACGCCAGGGTTGGAAGGTCTACATTTATGTCAGTTAAAAATCTGCTATTCATCTGAAATAAAGTTCCCGCCTTAAATAGTGGCTCAGTCATCGTTCCCGCTAAACTTCTTACGATTGAAGTCGTGATCCTATAACCGCCAACCCATAAGCCATGCAAGGTCAAAGAGGGCGAACCGCCAAATCTACCTGTTCCCGTTTCTAATCCTTGGCGATAATCATAAATATCTCCCAAGCTTGTGCAATCGTTATAATTAACCCGTATAAATTCAAAGGCATTAAATCCAGTTGCGTCATATAATTCATATACTTTAGAAGCCGCTCCAGTTACAGATATATGATAATCAGCGCCTAAGACATTTCCCGATCCTATTGCAATAGACTCAGATACAAACATCGTATAATTGTCTTCACTAGAAATTAAACCACTTACGTCGAATGAGTATCCTATTATAGTTATGCCACCGACAGGAACAACTATCTGAGTAGCGCCCATGTCAATAATACCATCAATAACGTAAACTTTCGTCGAATCAATAACGCCAAAGTCAGAAGCTTGTTTAACAATTATAGTTGTCTCGCTTAATTCCGCATTTATCGCGCTTATTGGCGTAAGGTCGGCAATTTGCTTTCCGCCGTTCATCACTCCATTTTGCAGGTCTCTTGTTATCATTTTTTATGCCTCATCTTCACTTGGTAAATCATGGTCAATAGTACTTACGCTCTCGTAACTATCAGCGATTGCTTGCAACGGTTCACTAAGTGCAGGGTCTAAATTAAAATTAGACGATGACTTTATCCAATAAGCTTGGAGTCCTTCATCCCATCTAACTAATTGCCTGTAGTCCGTCCTCGTCATGTCAGGCATATCATTTCCATTACCATCTTGTGCAACAAGTTTATCATCAATAAAAGACCTTCCAATACTTTCATAATATCCCTTGCCTGCCATGAATACTTGAAGTTCTAAATCTATTAATTCCTGCTCAATTAAGCTTATATTTAATTTAATCATGATTTATCCTTAAGGGTTAATAGCAGAAGAGTAGACATCAAATCTAGCTAAGTCTGAGGTTATACTTAAAGCCGATTGTCCTAGATTTACCCAATGCCCAAAAGTGCCAGTTAATGAAAGTATTGTGCTTTTTAGCACTCCGTTCTCATAAAGCCTAGCCTCTGAGCCTTCCTTGACTAATCGGAGCGTTTTCATTCCTCCAGTCATCGAGTACCCTGTGAAATCGTTGTTATTTCCCTCTGCTGATGTCATTCTAAACTCATTACTACTCTTCTTTAAGAACTGCCTACCTGTAGTTCCAGAAAGAAGTCTAGCTCCAACACCTAACGCGTTAGTCATGTCAATTTCCCACTCATAGGTAAAATCCCCCGATTGTGGTTCGACTCCCGCATAATAATCATCCGAACCAAAACGAATAACGTTAGATGATCCTGCAATGACTGAGGCTTGATTAGACGGATTAGACTGAGTTAAATTAACTCCGCTTGTGCCGTGGTCTATCATGTCCGACACTAGAGGGTCAACACCATAAGCCACATCGACACCACCAGTAGTGGAAGTTATTTTAAATGATTGTGTAGGTAACGCCATATGCTCTACTGTAATTTGTAAGGTATCCTCAACGCTCTCCCCCACATCAATAGAACTAACAACGCATTTTATGTCAGCGAATGAGTCGGGATCACCTATATTTCCAGCATAATCAACCGTCACAGTGCTACTCGTTGCGCTTCCGTTTATAGTCGCGTCAGTCGTTCCCGTTACCGTCCATGAATAAGTTAAGTCGGGCGCGTTTGAATCAACCGTGGCGGTGTATACCTCGGAATCTGTAATATTTACAGGAGTTTGACCGCTAACAACTACGGAGTTTAAAAAGCCGAAACTAGAAACAAAAAACATTTTTGTTATGGGCTTAGAAACTAAAGCGTCATATTCTGCGCGCGTTCCCAACCATCCAAAATCAATCTCGTTTGGACTGGCAGGATCTGAGAAAATAGCGTCGTCGTTTATCGTCGCAATATCAGCGGCGTTTGTTGATATTCCGCTTAAATCTTGGTCGCCTGTATTTGTTCCACTCGTGTTTGAAAGCCTCGTTTCATCCGCTAAAGGATAAGATCTCTTATCGGTATTTAAAGAGATAGCCGCATTTTGAGTGATCTGCTCGCCCTCAATCAATATTACTGCCGTCTCTAAGTCAGATATATCTGTCTCGATTCCGCTTAAATCTTGATCGCCTGTATTTACTCCGCTTTGATTATCAATGACGATAATTTGTGAAGCGGTGACAAACTTGTTTACCGTTGCTGAGTCGTCTAAGTCATCTGGATTAATTATAACCGCGCCAGTTTTGGTATTGACTGAATCAACCGTATTTACTTGTGCGCCCGCTTCAATTCCTGCAAGCTTGCTTATGTCGCCCGCCGTAGTGTACTTATTTAATTGTGTTGAATCATCAATATCATCGGTATCTAAAACGACTATTCCCGTTTGCCCATTTACGGAGTCTACGTCTGCGCTAACAATTTCCCAACCTGCATCTTTACGCGCGTATTGGCTTCCATCTTCGGGAGCTTCGGGGAAAGTGACCTTATCCGTATTCAGTGCAATGGCTGAATCTTGCGCATCTTGCTGATTCTTTAAATCTATTTGGTCGGAAAGTGTTCCTGTAATTGTTCCCCAAGTTCCACCGCTTCCCGCAGGACCTGTCGCGCCACGGATGCCAACGCCCTCAATAGTTATCGTTTCAATCGTCTCGACCGTGATTACTTCAGTCGCTACATTGTCAATGGTTATAACTTTAGGCTCGATATTATCAATCGTGATTATTTGAGAAGACATCTTAAGAGCTCGCGCTTAGTTTAAATTCGATCTTTCCCTGCAAAAATACTTCTGTTTTTGAATCAGCGTCTGTGAATCTAATATCATAAGAGCCAAGATTATCAGCGGTTAATACTCCGCTTGTAGTCGCTTCTATAACTAGCTGAAATTGACCGTTTACCGCGTCACTGACATAAAAGCCCGTTGTTTCATTATCACCAACTTCGGCAAGGGAAACTAATGAAGTCCCGTCAGCTTTTAAGATCGTCCCCGTGATAGTGATATTAGTTAAGTCTATAGGCGTTTTTACATTCGCGGTACAAGACTCAACCGTGATCGCTTTGACCCAATAAGAATCAATATTAACTTGTGTTCCCTTATTGCTTGATGTAAAATTAAATTCTCTTGGATCGCTCATTTTTTAGCCTCTTTAAGTTCTTTTAATAAAACAAGCATGTAGTCAGTTTTTGCACTCTCTCGCACGTTGTTTTTTTCTTGTTCGTGAATCATCTCAGAATGGTCTTTAATTAGCTCGGATAACTCTTCAATTATTTTAGTTTGCCCAGAATTAAGGCGGTAAGTTAATTGATCGCTATTGTAAACCTTTTTGTCTATCTTTTCGTTAGTTTTTTTTAGTTCATTTTCTTGGAGTATGTTTACCGCTTCGTTTCTTTCTATTCGATGACTTAACGCACCCCATGCACTGGCACAAGAAAATACTGAGAGGATAACAAACCCTACATTTTTAACCGTGAAAACTTTTTTATCTGTTAGTGGCGTATCTGAAGGATTTGGCATTTTTGTTAGTTCCGTTAGTTTTCTTTTAAGTTAAGTTAATTTTGGCACTTTTGCAAGTTAAGGAGTGTAATACTCTGACACCGCAGGAAGTCCCGTATCTATATATAACGTGTTTGATATTCCTAATATTGTTTCTTCTCCTGTCGCGTATCCAGTTATCGCTTTTGGGTGAGCCTCTGAAAACACAACCACATCAACGCCATTGTTATCAATTAAGAATAGTTCATCATAATCATAAGAAGGAAATCCGAATCCTGTAGATGTAAGTCTTGAGCTAATTGATTTTGCTCCTGCATCACCTAATGAAACTAAATTACCTAAAGAATCGTTAATTCCTTTTGAGCCCGCAAGTATTTGACTTCTTAAAACTAAATTATCTTGCTCTACGGAATAGGTTGCGGAGTCTTTAACCTCAAATCCCGCATTAATAAACCTCACTCCCGTTAAATCTTGTGTGTTTACAGTGTCGTTTATATAATTAGTTTCGGCTAAAGCTAAAGAGGTTGAAGAGCTACCATTCCACCCGTTCCTTAATCCACTTACAACAAAACGCGTGGGATTGACGTTATATACGTAACTTTGATCTAGACCTGTTTTTAGCACCCACCCAACACAAAATAAATCAGTTAATTCCAATAAAACTAAATGAATTGTATCAAGTTCTTCTAAGCCTATTCTATGCCCTGTTATAGGATTTCTAATAAATCCTAAATCTTTTCCTGTTGCAACCTCTAAAGCCCCTAAAGCGTCACTATTCCAACAGGGAACACCACCGTAAGGAAGTGAAGTGTTCACTGTGTCACCCAAAAAACTAGTGGTATTATCCAGCCAACCTATCCATTGATGAGTCCCCCCACCATCCATGATAGCTTTAAAATTAGAGTAGTCGCTTCTTAGCCATTCGTGAAGAGTGTTTATTATCTCAAATAATTTCTCTTGATCGCGTAAAGAATATCTAATATCCCAAACGCCCATCGTCGATGACAAGATAGGAGCTCTATGAAACTTAAATAAAGCCTCTTTTTCTTTGAACGCTAAATAAAGCTCATCAATTACCCACGACGTACGATAATTTTGAATGTTATTCCAATCAATACCACTATCAACCCAACGCGAAGCCATCAGCCTACACCAATCCCCGCTAAGTAAGCATCAGCAAGATAATCTGAGCCCTCTGCATCTGCATAAATAATCTCATTTATATAAAACTTAGCTGAAGCAAATTTCTTTTGGCGCACGTTTACATCTACGGTTAAAACTGTTCCAGCGTTGTCGATTATGTCGCAAAGGAAAATAACACCGCTTGCACTCGTTGCCGTTGCCTTTACTTTGAGCCTTACTTTAGTATCACCGCCACCGCCTGCGGGTTTGATGGCTAGCCAAACAGTGTCACCGCTTGTATTGGTCAAACCTTCAGCCGTGAGTATATCACCGACAGCACCAGCCACACCTGTGACGATTAGCGGCGTTGTAGTGTCCCAAATTTCAGCATCTGCGGGAACGACAAAAGCTGAACCATCCCAAACGACCTCAGAGGCGTTCCATTCTCCAGGAGTCACAGTTTCCGCTCCAAGTACTACCTTGAAATCATTGTCGCCAAATTGCCTCTGACCCGCCGCTTGGCTTTGAGTTATATTCTCAACGTATGCCACTGTGTTAGCAATCTTTTTAACACTGCGGTCATCAAATGTATTTATATCATTCATTAGTAAGGCCAAGTCGTATCTAAGCCCCAAGAGCCGAAGTCGGCGCGCTCATGGATTAGGCGTTCATAATAAACCGAGGCCGAAGCCGTTGCCAGTACTGCTCCAGCACCGTCTAATCTTACAGGCTCAACGGGTAAAGTCTTAGTTTTATTGCTTCTTATCGGAGTCGAAACACCCGCCACAAGTTTATTATAGCCAGCGTCTAATATTTCAAGCTTAAAGCCTATAACCGTACCCGAAACATTCTCTTTAAAATTAGTCTTAAAAGCATAAGTCACATCATATTCAACGTTTCCGAGGTCATCATAGACAACATCGAATCTATACTCTGAAAGCATTGCGCAATTTGCAGGTATTGAGATTCCAACAAGTGTAAAGGCTGAAGTATTAACTTTGCCTTTGTCTTTTGTTCGCGTTAAATCAAAACTTGATTGTCTTTTTACAATTACAATTTCATCATGTGGAATCTGAATTGACGGCAATGGATTTGGCGCGTCTTTTGCAGAGTTGGCAACCGCTAAAGTTGGCGTGATCGTGTCGAACTCAGCGACCCTTGTGGTATACCATGTATTAAAAAATACTTTTGTTTGAGGTGTTGCCCCGCCTTCAGTTCTCGAAGTGTTTCTAGGCACATAATCGAGATTAATTTTATATTGAGTTGGGCTTATTGCCTCTATTTCAAAATTGTCTAAAATTGATTGAGAATTAACTGGATGAGCTGAACCTGTTGTATAGGCTGCTATTGTCTCAACTTCTGAAAAGCTAGCTGGCGCTACATCAAGTATTAACATTACTTCTTCCGATATTGTAACGCCTTCATAGGCTCGCTCATAAGAAACGGGCAAAAGCCTTGAGAATCTGTCTACTTCCACGCTCATAATTGATTTACCTTAATTAATTGACTAGATCTATTTTCTTTCTTCATAAGTTGCAACATTTTATCTAATGTATTGGCTGACTTAATCTCATACTGATTCGCCTTGCCTGCTCCAATACTAGCCTCTGAAACACTGCCACGTTCTAAGACTCCGCTAGTTTGATAAGCGCCCGAAGCTGAGTTGAGTTGCTTTTGTTGTGCTGCTCGCTTGTCTTCTTCTTCCCATGTCTTAAAAAGTGAATCTTGAGCATCATTCTTTGTTTTGGCTTCTTCCTCTAATCGTTTCTGAATGTCACCCCTCAAATCTGAAGCTTCTTTTTCCTTCGCTCCATGTCTCGAATCTGATTCAAAAGCGATTTGAGCGATAGTTTTTTCACCTGCGATTCTGTCAAGTATAAGTGTCTCGGCTTCTTTTTGCTGAGCTATAAAAGGATCTATTTTTTGAATACTTATAAGCGCCTCTTCCAGCTTCTTGATTGATTCTACTTGATCCTTGTAAGGGTCTTTATCTAAGTGAGTGCCGAGTTTATTAAACCAATCAAGTAGGTCGGCAGTTTTCTCTGAAGCTAAGCCCAAAGCAGGAGCCCAAAAAGTAGCTACATTATCAGCTGAGTTTTTAAATGAGTTTGAAAGCCTGTTTTGAGCGTCGCCAAATTCTTTCAATTTCTTTACGTCTAAGCCTGCTCCTAGTGCTTTTTGCGCTAGTATCATAGCTTCGATTTCTTCACGACCCTTGCCAATAATATTGCCGAGCTTAAAAAATTCTTCCCCGCCTAATTCCATTTCTAGCCTAGTCCGCTCGCCTTCGTCCTCGACCTTACTGAGCGCATCAGATAACTCTAAAAACTGATCTATCGTGTCTAACTGCTTTATTTTCTCTAAGTCTAAACCAAGCATTTTTATAGCTTCAAACGATGCACCACCTTGAGTTAAGAAAGCTTCGCCTAACTTTTCTTTCATATTCTTCAAGCCTTCGTTGATGTCTTCAGTATCAACGCCAAACGACCTAGCGACACCTTGAAGGGCTAAAAGCTCCTTTGTTGCAATACCTAACCGTTCCGCATACTTCTCAGTTTCTACGACACCTTTTGCTACTTCAGCGGTCAATATAGCTATTGCCGTAGTCGCTCCACCTATTAAAGCAGTCGCCGCACCTATCGCGCCGCCCCAATTATCTACTAGGGTACTGCTCCCCTTTACTTCACGCGCAAACTCATTGACATCGTGAGTAGATTTTTCCATACTCTTTTCAAAGTCAGTTGAATCAAGCTTTAGCTTTACATATACATCTTCAGTTACTGCCATTTTCTTTACCTTGTTTTATAAATGCTTGAGCTTGTGCTATTAGTTCGGAATCATCTTCGGGTATTGGTTCAAAAGGATTATTAAAAGCTTCTCGGAAAGTCACCCGACCCTTTGATATTACATTTATTAACCGCGCCGTTTCTGACTCGCCTTTCATCCATCCAATCGGAACGACTAAGGATCTCGCTCGCCAGTAATCCAATTCTTCTTTTGTTAGTTTCATTATCTCAGAAACTGACTTGTGCAAGTGTTCCGCTAAATCAAATTTAAAAGCTAACTCTCGATCATTCCTTAACCTGCTAACTTTATCCGCTAAATAACCGTAGTTCTCTAATTCAAATTCAGATAGTTTTTTTTTGACTCTATGGATTCTTCGGTCAGAATAAAATCATTAGCTTCAAGCGCAAGCCTTGAAATCTCATTAACTATATAAGGATCAATCTCGCCATTTGCTAAACCTTCAAAGCGTTCCTTTGAATCAATGACCTGTGCGCCAGTAAAATCATTTACCCAACTAAAGCGGATTAAGTCAAAAACATAATTGCTGGCGTTTGCCTCTTCAATAGTCAGCTTTTGATTTAGTATTCCATGCGCAAGCTGAGTCTTCAAAGCGTCTATGATACGCCATTCCGAGCCCGTTAATTTACGAAAATAAAAAGACTTATCTAAAAGCTTAGATTCCTTTTCAATAATCTTATTAAAATCAACGTTTGCTTTTTTTAGCTCATCATAGACGCTCATAAATTAAGCGCCTTCTGGTACGTAAGTATAAGTTGCGTCGTTATTCCAAGTGAACTCAACTGTGGAACTCATTAAAGTCTTAACCTGGCGACCTTTTGAATAACTAGTCAAAACCGCGTTTCCAGTCTCGCTCTCGGGTGTTGCATTAGGTGGTGCGGAGATTGGAGAAGTGATTGTGAGTACGCCCTTCTCTTTGAGTAGCTGGCGAACGTTTACTTCGGGATCATGTAATAAAGTCAATGAAACCGTGCCGTTATCAATTAATTCATTACCTATCTTTTCCATTTCTGTTGAGCTCATGCAGACCGCGTCTTCCATTGATACGGTTGCACCACCATCTTGCACATCAGTAATGCAAACGCCAGCGATATTTCCACTTGCACTTACAAAAGTTACGGTTGTTCCTTGTCCTTGTTTCTTAGCCATTTTATTTTCCTGTTTTTATTTAATAGAATATTTGAGTAATAATAGCGGTCGTCGCGTCAATAGTGAAATCACCATAAAGCGGTAATTGCTCGCCTTGAACCGCGTTGAAAGTGACTGTTTCGCCGTTCTGAACTATGACCACCGCCCCCGCTGCATCTGCTCGGATCCCAACTGCATTTGAGATAATATGCTCGGTCGTCGCTGCGTATTGCTTAGGGTGTTGGCTTGGTGCTAGTTGGCTTTGTCTCGGTGTAACCATTTTATTATCCTTGTGTTATTGGTCTTGAAGTTAAGGCGAAAAATTCAACCTGTAAAAATATTGCGTATTGCGTTTGCTCGGCTTCTAAAGGAACATCTTGCGGTATATCTCCAAAGGTTACATTCTCAATGATTGATTCCTCTAAGAAGTATTTTATTTCATCAACCGCGTCTCTAAGATACTTGTCACCTTGCCCGCGCTTCATGTATGCAGTTATTTCAACCGTTCCATCTTCTCTGTAATCGTAAGCGTTTCCACAAGTTGCAATCATTCTACGCCCGCCATCACGAATTACCGCAGTGCAAAACATCTCTTTCTTGGCTTCAGTTGGCGCGACATCCCAAATCAACTCTAATCCGCCGTGATCCTCGACCGCCTTTGAAACTTGAACTCTTACTTTGTTTACTGTATCGGCGTTCATTTGCTTAAGTCCTTAGTTACTTTCTTAATAGCGTTATAAAGCATTTTATCTTTTTTCTCGTATTGCGCCGCATAACTTAAATTGTTTTGAATGTAAATAGTATCTGAAATTCTAATCTTCATCGCCTCGCGCTTACCTTTTGATATTGCACCGCGCCCGCTTTTATCGTATGTCTTACTTTTTTCTTTACTCTTATTCCTTAGATTTCTTGAAACCTGCCAGTTATTTCTCAATGCCCCTGTATCCACTCGCGTGTTTCTCACTACCTGGCTTAATATGTCTAAGGTTATTTTGTTAAGTATTACAGATTGCTTACCAAGATTCCTATCAGAAACTTTTTGAAGTATTTTTCCTAAGTCTCCGCTCACTTGCTCGATTGAGGCAAGATTAGCCATTACTCAAGATCCAATCTAATAAGTGCTATTTGATCGCCCGAATAAATAAGCGTATGATTCAAGACTTTAAAATCCTTGCCGTCATACGTTGTAAATGAATCACAATTTTTAAGAGACTCAGAAGTGACACATAAATCAGTGCCAGCAATATCAAGCGGAGAAATGAAAGTAACTGCGCTAGTCTCGTTTGTTCCATCTCGTATTAAATCCTTTGCTATTCCAGGAGGAACGGCCTTGACGCTAAAAGTATCATCGCTCCAATCCTCGCGTGTTCCTGTTGCTGGATTGAAGGCAGCGGATGAATCGCGCAAAGTAATGCTTGCGGTCATTCCATACTTATCTAAAAGCTTCTTGCCTAGTGCGATAAATTTAGCGTCGAGTAAAGCCATTATTAACCCCTGTAAACCGTTCGGCCTGTTGTGCCACTGAGTAAAGGCTTAAGAACTAAGTCAGCGGATTTGGAAGAATAAGAAGCGTCTTTACCGCCTATATAAGACTTGGACTCACTAAGAGCGCCCGAACCTAAACCCACCGCTTCAGAAGCAATACGCGCCCCGTTATCTTCATTCGCATAAACTCCGCCGTCGATGGACTCAACCGCTATAAATGAAGCGGCTCTAAGAATTTCGCTTGGTACTTCGTCGGATGGAATACTTTGGCCATTTGCTTTGTATGCGTTAAGTCTAGGCCATGAAAGCGACTGAGTATTATTTACAACGCAACCACTCCAGCGCCCCGCATATTCTGAATCAATAAACATTGTAGAATTGCGCAACAGTCCTTCTTTTTCGGCATCAGTTAAGGCAAGCCAAGCAGTACTTGAGCGCCCCCATTGAATTAATAAGGCATCGCAATCTACGACACTGATATAACTCTCAGCGTTTGCCAGTCCTGTTCCGTCTTCTACAATTAAGGCCATGTGATTACTCTTCTATTTTAGTTGCGCGTTTCTTGCGTGGCTTCTTCTCGCCTTTCAAGTCAGCAATAAAAGCATCCCATTTATCAGTAATATCATTTTTTATATGATTTCTTTTCAGTTGGGCGTATTGGCTCACTAGTGGAGCAAGTGTTTTTTCTAAATTGATAAGCTCTTGACGTTTAACAAAGGCGATTTGATTAGCTATTTTTAACTCAGCATCGACTTTCTTTTGTGCTTCGGCTTGTTTCTCTGCCTCGTCTGCTTTTGCTTGGATGATCTTTTTTTCGTTTGCTAATAAATCAGCTTTGATTTGCTCTAATTCTTTAAGTGATTCGCTCATAAATTAACCTTATTTTTTATTGGATTGAATAAAGGGGGCTCAATTAAGAGCCCCCGATAATTTGCTACGCGTTAGTCACAAGCGCGGCGAGTGATACGTTTTTACGGTCGTATACTCGATCCCATGAAGTAGCTGCCTCAAACTCTGCGTTTGTTGCAGTTGCACCAGCAGGAGTTCCAACGAAGGACATACCGTATGGATGGAAGATGAAGTCACGACGTGAAACTAAAGAGCTCTCACCTGCACCGTCACCGCTCAACTCTTCGCGCTGAACTGCTTCGGGAGTGTAATTAGCGGCAGGATTGAAACCCGCACCAAAAGCACCCGCACCGATAAGGTAAGAAGTGTATGCACTTGAGTTAGTACCAGCTACAACAGGCATGTCATCGTCAATGATGAGCATTAAACCTTGATAGCTATCAAAGCCAGTATTGGTCTGTGACTTCGGAATGAATGCGTTTGGCTCAAGCAATTCTAGCTGCTTCTTAACGAGTGAGTGCATCGCGATAGCTACAAGCTTATCGTTTTTGTCGCCCATCGTGTATTTAGCTTCAGTAATTGCCGCACCGCTGATCTTCATTGCGTCGGTAATTGAACCCGCAACAACGTCAGAATAGACGCTATAGCTCATATCACCAGCATCATTGGCAGTATTGTCAGCAAAGACACCCTTGAGTTGAGCAAGGATAACGCGTTGCATATTGTACTGCCAAGACTCGGAAACTTCAGCACCAATTGAAGTCAATGCGTCATCACCTGCGAGAAGCGAGGCAAGATCCATGTCAGACCAGCCGATAGTACGGAAACAACGCGCGCCGATCATCTTGGCGGATGTAAGCTTGCCAGTGACGAGGTTTGAAGCGGAGTTATCAGAACCAACAGTGTCGGATTGGCGAGCTACGGATTTATTGAATGGAACGTTTACAGTATCGCCACCCATAGAAACGAATTGATCGAGACGCGGATCACGAACTGCCAAGCCGCTTTGAATAAGCGCGAGTGCTGAAATTGAAGGTTCAAAAGTGTAGTCTGTGAAGACTTCGGGGATAATTCTGTCTGAGATAGTTGTAGTACCCATGTTTTCTGCCTTTGTTTTATTTTTTATATGTATGCTTTTTAAAACTAGGCTACATGCCTAAGTCATTTTATTTGAGGAACACCCCCATTTTAATTAAATTTAAACACTTATAACACTTTTTACAAACTCATTTGATATTTTTATTAAAACTGACAAAAGTGACATTACGTTAACTAATGTCACTTTCGTATTTTACTAGAACTTCGGCATACCGTTTTCTTTTGCGTACTTTGTTCTAGCATCAAGATTCATTCCAGCCCATTTTTCGGGACTCATTCCCGCGCTTGGTGCATTTGGTGAACCTTGACCACTTCCGCTTTTGGCATTAGACGAAAGCATGAAGCCAAAGCTTGCTAAATCATTGCTTGATATACCATCGAAAGAACCTTTAGACATAACCGCGCCAGTCACGCCTTCAAGCCATTCACCAGGAGACATTTGTTTCTCCCAAGCTCCCTGCTTGCTTGACATTCTCGCGCCTGTCTTGTCTTGATTCCATACAAAAGCGTTTCCTTCTGCATCAGTGCCGATATACTTTGAAAGTACTTGCTTAGCAAAATCCGCTGAACCCTCTTGAAACTTAGAAGCGTTTGATGCGAAGATTGAGTTAATCGTATTTCTTTGATTGCCCTCTTTGATTTGGTTTTGGAGTTGTTCAATAGTTCCCTGTGAAGCCGTGAGTTTTTGCCCCATCTCATTTTTAAGCGACTCCAAAGCCTCGCTTGGTTTACCCGCTGACTGAGCTTTTATTTCAAGTTCTTTAATAGTTTCGGGTGTATACTCACCAAAACCTGTAAGCCTTTCCTTTCTGCTTGTGGCCTTTCCTTTTACCTCTTCAAGAGTTCGCTTTAATCCTGCGACATCTTCAAGGCCGAAACCATCAACGGATTCAACGCCTAAGACAAATTTACCATCTTCGCGACTGGTGTAATAATCTGTCATTCCTTCGGGTACTTCTTCAACAATAGCTTTGAGTAGCATACTCAACTCCTTTTTTTATATTTGGCGAACACCGCCGTTTTTGTTTATTTGCATCATGCAAAAATTAATAAATCTCTTCTGTGGCTTCGTCTAATTCTTTTAGGTGAATTATGTAATCAAATTCAATAAAATCTAAATTAAGTAAGGTCATAACGTCATCTAATAAGTTTGTGACTTCGGGAAAATAATTAGCTTTTGTCGTTTCTATCCCGTCGTACTTCTTTATTTCAGATGATGTCTTTAATTCTCCTTTATTGTTTTCAATAAGTAGTATTGAGCCTTTTTCGGTTTCGATTGTCGCCAGTGTTTTCATCTTAAAGCATCCACTATAAATTCAAAATAATCCGGATCGGCTTCTGCAAAGGCTTGCGCATCTTCTATAAATAGCTCCATGCCCATACTTATTGCCTCCGTTGAACCTCCTTTATATGTCTTACCCATATACAGAGCACTTGCATTGTTCACCCAATCTGACTCATTTGGCCTAACTGCCTTTATCGCCTTGATAAAATTATCAGCGTTACCGTATTCGCCTTTCATGCCGTATTTGGATAAACTTTCTTTGGGTGAGTTTTTAGTCCTTCTTTTTATAAACTCCTGCGCTTTTAATTGTAGGCCATCTTTTGTGTCCTCTATATGATGTGCTACTTCGTGATAAATAGCGTCAACAGAGGCGCTTGAGTGTAAACCTAAATAAGCACCCGAGCCAGTAAATTTATTTTTTTCAGCATAAAAAGCCCTTTTACTTCTGTTTTGAAATAAACCTATATTTTCATCTATAGACCCAGCTGGTAATACTTTTGAATAGTCCGAAAGCACTTTATCTACATTTTTTTGTAAGTCCTTGGATATTTTCAAGCCCTTAGCAGTACCCGAGGCAGAAGTTCTTCTTTCTCCCGTCAAGCTAGTCGATTTAAAATCAAAGTTTGGTTTTTTCTTGTTTATATCTTGTCCTATCAGCATGCTAAAAGCCTCATCTGATCTTTTTTGAGGGTCTGTAGACATTTTCATTTTTTGAAAATCCTTAGTTATCTCTGCTGAAGTCTTAACCTTCTTTTTAGGTGGTGATTTTTTAACAGGCTTTTTCTTTTTGAGTTTAGCCGTCTCATCCTCAATCTTCTTTAATTCTGCTTTTTTGTCACTAACAATTTTCTGAGTAGCCTCAAGTTTCTTTTTGGCATCGGCCGTCTTTTTCTTTTGCTCTTCAAGCTTTTCTTTTAACCTGTCAGCCTTTGACCTTACGGGAGTCCTCTTTTTTGGCTTAGTTTCAGTAACCCCACCACCTCTACGCCTTCTTTTATCAAGATTCGCTTTCACTTGCTCGGCGGTTAATGGCTCACCTATTCGATTAACAAAATCTTTCATATCTAAATTATTATCTCTGAATAGCTTGGCTTTGTCTTCTCCAAGTGCTTCATTTTGAACATTCTCAGATTGACCTTTCAACCATTCGCCGTAGTCAGTCTTTGCGCTAATTGACTTCCCGTCCATATCTCGACGAGTTCCCGCGCTTAATTCGGGCGCGTCGATGCCTAACTCTTTCCAAGACTTCAATACAGGTACGATTGTACTCCTGCAATTTGGGTGGGCTGGCGGTTTTCTTCTCTTTGGATCGTCTAAATTATATATTTCACCGTCAAGACTTTTACAAATATCACTCGTGCGCGTGTCAAGAGTTGAAACCCATTCGTACGCTTTTACGACGTCTGAGTTTTCATAAAAAGTCGTTTCTCTCACTTCAGCACTCACCGCAGTTTGAACCGTTCGCGCTATTGTCTGAGCATTGACACCCTTTTTATTTATAACGCCTCTTACCCGCTGAGTTAATTCGCTTATCGTCTCGCCGTTATTTATTCCCATTCTTAATTGTTGGGTTACTTTACCATCAAAATCTGCAACAAAGTTTGTGACGGTTTCTTGAATTGTTGATCCATTTATGAGAGTGTTTCTTATTGTCTCGTTTATTGTAGCCTCATTGACTCCGCGAACTACAAAACCCAAGTCAAGAACTTCATCGGGGATTGCCTCATTCAAAGCATCCACTTGCTGAGTCATTGAAATGAGGCCAGTTTGTTTAGCATTCTCAATAATTACATCATTAAATAAAAGATCTGTTTTTTGCGCAGCCAACTTATTCAAAAAATTCATCATTCCAGCTAACTGCCTTAGTTGCTGATCTCTTGGCAAGCCTTCAATCCTCGCGAGACTGTTATTTAAGCCTTCTATATAATCGGGTGCAAAGTCTTTACGCATGAATGCAATAACGTCTCGAACTTCCCGCGCCTTCATTCTCTCAAGAGTAACCGCGTCTTTTATTCCTTCGTCCAAAGCTCTTTCGTTTGCAGTAGCCATTATCTGAAAATCTCCCCTTCTAAATCAAGCGCCATTTTTCTAAGCGCCATTATCAAAGCTTTTTTTTCTCGTG